GCTGGAGGAGCAGCTGCTGACACGGGAGAAGGGCGTCCAGGGCATCATCTTCAACCTGCAAAACAACTACGGCTGGCGGCAGAAGCAGGAGGTGGAGCTGGGGGATAAGACCCGGAAGAGCATCCAGACCGAGGGCATGAGCCTATACGACAAGCTGGCCGCCATCGCCCAGGCCCAGGAGGACATCGGGGAGCTGCCGGAGTACCTGGCGGAGGACGGTGAGGAGGCGTGACGCGCTCTGATCTGGCCAAGGTAGACCGCCTCTATGAGCTGGCCGTCTGGTACAACCGGCTGCGGGAGACCAACAACGAGACCTTCATGCCCCTGTTCGCAGATACCCACCGCTACCTGGTGCTGAAGGGCGGCGGCGGCAGCGGCAAGTCCATCTTCGCCGGGCGCAAAATCCTGGAGCGGGCCACCAGCGAGCCGGGGCACCGCTTCCTGGTGTGCCGGAAGGTGGCCAGGACGCTGCGGGAGAGCTGCTTCAAGCAGCTGCTGCACCAGCTGGCCGAGTATTACCCGGACTGCGGCTACAAGGTGAACAAGAGCGATATGGTCATTACCTTCGCAAACGGCAGTGAAATCCTCTTCGCGGGCCTGGACGACGTGGAGAAGCTGAAGTCTATCTTCAATATCACGGGTATCTGGATTGAAGAGGCCAGCGAGCTGCTGGAGGGAGACTTCAACCAGTTGGACATCCGCCTGCGGGGCAAGACCAAGTATTACAAGCAAATCATTATCAGCTTCAACCCGGTGAGTATCCTGCACTGGCTGAAGAAGCGGTTCTTTGACCGGAAAGACCCACGAGCGCGCACCCATGAGAGCACCTACAAGGACAACCGCTTCCTGGACGAAGAGGCAAAACGCACGCTGGATGGCTTCCGGGAGACTGACGAGTATTACTACACGGTTTACTGCCTGGGGATGTGGGGCGTAACCGGCAAGACGGTGTTCAACGCCAAGGCCGTCATGGCGCGCCTGGAGCTGCGCATCCAACCCGTGCGCACCGGCTACTTCGAGTACCATGACAACGGCCTGGAGCTTTCAGACATCCGCTGGGTAGACGACGAGGACGGGTTCATCAAGGTCTACCGGGAGCCGGAGCAGGGCGTGCCCTATGTCCTGGGCGGGGATACCGCCGGGGAGGGCAGCGACAGCTTCGTGGCCCAGGTGCTGGACAACCGCACCGGCGCACAGGTGGCCACCCTGCGCCACCAGTTCGACGAAGACCTCTATGCCCGGCAGGTGTTTTGCCTGGGCACCTGGTACAACACCGCGCTGGTGGGTGTGGAGGCCAACTGGAGCACCTACCCGGTGATGGAGCTGGAGCGCCTGGGGTATCCGAAGCAGTACGTACGGGAGACCATCGACGACTACACCCACGCGGTGAAGCGCAGCTTCGGCTTCTGGACGAGCACGAAGACCCGCCCGGTCATCATATCCGAGCTTATCAAGGCCACGCGGGAGGACATGGGCATCGTGTCCGACGAGGCCACCCTGCAGGAGATGCTCACCTTCGTCCGGGGAGAGGACTGGAAGCCACAGGCCGAGGAGGGCGCGCACGACGACTGCATCATGGCCCTGGCCATCGCCCACTACATCCGGCCCCAGCAGTCCTACCTGCGGGAGGCTTCGGCGGCGGAGGGCGTGACCTGGACGGCCAGCCAATGGGAGGACTACGAGCGGGCCAGCAAGAGCGAGCGGGAGCACCTGAAGAAGATATGGGGAACCCCCAAGCGATAGGAGGACATCATGCCACGGAAGAAGACGGACAAGCAGAAGCTGCGCATCTGGCAGGAGCGGCTGCAGCGCAATATGGCGGCCTACGAGGCCGAAGAGGGGCGCATGGACGACCGGGAGACCCTGTACAAGGGCAGTATGCAGATACTCCCCATCGTCCAGGGGGAACGGAAGCGGGAGACGCCCCACGTCCGCAACATCTGCGCGGAACTGATTGAGGCGCAGACGGACAGCAACATCCCACAGCCCAAGGTGACGCCACGTCGGAAGCAGGACGAGTGGCGGGCCAAAATCATCGAGGATACACGAAGTACCTGAATGAGCTGCAGCAGTTCAACACTGACCGGGAGTTCGGATACGGGCAGCACATGGATGAAATCAACAGCCAGACGCTGGAGCGGCAGGAAGCTGTGGAAAACGCCCTGCGGGCGGCGGAGTTCGGGGACTATTCCTTCCTGCAGGACATGGGCATCGACACCAGCAACAACCCGGCGGACTTCGAGCGGCAGTATACCCTGGCGCTGCTGGCGGCGGAGTACGGAGACTTCTCCGGCCTGGAGGCCCTGGGCATCACCCCCAGCGCGCAGAACCTGGCCAACTTCAACCGGACGGCCAGTGGAGCCAGTGCCAGAAGCTCCGGGAGCGGGGGCAGAAGCAGCGGCGGAAATTCCGGCGGGAACAACGGCGGCGATACTGATGACACAGAAGTGAGCGCGGCCAGCGCGGCCATGCAGCGGGCCAATGCCAACCAGGGCCGCGTGACCAGCGAGGCCGACTGGAACGCGCTGGTGGCCGCATACGGAGAGGACGCCCTGAAGGCAGCCGGATACAGATACACAGGTTCCACCGGCGGAGGCAACAGCGGCGGAGACAGCGGCAGCTCCGGCGGAGACAGCGGGTACAGTTTGAGCGACCTGAACACCAACTCCGTGCTGCAGCTGGGCATCGGCCCCATCAGCTACCAGACGGTGGAGCAGCTGGTGGAGCAGGGCAAGGTGGAGGCATACACCGACGGAAACGGGAGATTGAGCGTACGCTGGATGCCGGGCTACAACGCCAACAACTACAAGAACAGCCGGAGCACGGCGGGCGGGCTGATGACGCTATCCCCGTTCCTGCCAACACCGTAAGGAGGAGAGACCATGAGCAGATTGAGCGACGCCATCGACGCCAACCGGAACCGGGCGACAGGACAGACCGGCGGCAGCACGGCGCTGCAGAAGGCGGGGCGGCCCACCGGAACCCAGGGAACCGGAAACGCCAAAACCACACAGACCAGCAGCCGGACAGGCAGCGGGAGCGTATTGAGCCAGGCCATTGATCGGGCCAGGAGCGGCGAGACGGTGGAGCGGGCCACCGGCGTGCAGCTTCCGCAGACCTTCCGGGGCCTGACGGACACGCAGCGGAGCGGGGTGAGCACCACCCCCTCCGCTTCGAGCCTTTTCCAGAACCGCTTCAACCGGGACACCGGCGGCAGCCGGACGGCCACCACCACCCAGCGGCGGACGACGGCGGGCGGCTTCTACTCCATGCCGGACTTCGGCGCGGAGAGCCAGCGGCTGGAGAGCGCGGCCAAGACGGCGCAGAGCGCCATGCAGGAAAAGGAAACGGAGATGAAGCGCGCGTACAGCGCCATGACGGAGCTGGAGAAGAGCGCCCAGTTTTACGGCCAGCAGGTGCAGAGCATCTACGAGACCTATCTGCAGAACCAAGACCCCACCTGGGGGAGCCTGTTCGAGCGGGCTTCCGCCAACTACGAGCGGGTGAACCAGGAGTACAGCGCAGCGGCGGATACATTCAACGCCCTGTACAGTGAGTACGAGCCGCTGCTGAACAGCTACAACCAGGCGGCGGAGGCGTACAACCAGTACGTGGGCAGCCAGCAGGAGGAGTACAGCGCCTGGAGGAACACCATCCGAAGCCAGGACGCCATCCAGCAGGACATCACCGCAGCGGACGATTCCATCCAGGCATTGGAGGAGCAGAAGCGAAGCCTGAACGCGACCAGGGGCGGGATGAACCAGATGCAGCGGCGGGGCGGCCTGGATAAGCGCGCGGATATTGCGGAGGTAGACCGGCAAATCGAGGAAATCGACGCCCAGGTGGAAGACCTGGAGGCCGCGAAGACACTGCTGCAGGAGGAGCTGGAGTGGTCACAGTATTTCCGCTACGCCGACCTGACCCAGGCGGAGGACTTCGGAGAGTTGAGCCAGTACAGGAGCACCGCCAACGGACGGGAGCCGGAGTTCAACGCATGGAGCGGAATGTACACGGAGACAGGCTTCAACGACATCGACTACGACATCATCAACCGGAACGAGGAGGCCATGGGACACCAGATGGTGAACGACGTGAGCACCAACGCCTCCTTCCTGGGCCTGGACAACGGAGAGCGCAGGCAGATGACCGACGAGGAAATCGCCATCTTCAACTACCTGTACGCCCAGAACACCGCGCGGGGCGACGCCGCGCACAGCACCGCATACGGCTACATCGACTACCTGACGGGAGACCTGAATTACCGGCAGAGACAGGCGGACGAGCAGGCGTGGGCTGCCTACGCCAAGGAAAGCCCTGTCGGTTCGTCTGTCTTCAGCGTCATCACTTCCCCCCTGAAGGGATTGAGCTACCTGGGGCAGGCGGCAGACTACCTGGAGGACGGGGAAATCGACCAGAACGCCGGGTATAACAAGTTCAGCTACATGAACAGCGCCATCCGGGATGAAGTGACCGGCATCGTGGAGGACAAGTGGGGCGGTGTGGGCAGCTTCGCCTACAACACCGGCATGAGCATGGCGGACTTCCTCTTCAACACGGCGGTGTCCGGCGGAAACCAGGCAATGGCGCTGGCCATCATGGGCACCGGCGCTGCGGCGGACACCACCATCGACGCCAAAGACAGGGGCCTCTCCGACGGACAGGCGTTTGCCCTGGGCACCATCGCGGGCGCGGCGGAAATCGTCACCGAGAAGTTCAGCCTGGACAGGCTGCTGAAGGCGGACTGGGAGAAGGGCGCGCTGCGGTACATCCTGGGCAACGCCTTCACCGAGGGCACGGAAGAGGTGGGCAGCGACATCATCAACCTGACCGCCGACATCCTGATCTCCAAGGACAAGAGCGAGTGGCAGACCTCCATCAACGCCTATATGGAACAGGGCATGAGCGAAGGGGAGGCCGTGGGGAAGGCCGTGGCAGACCAGGCGATGCAGATGGGCCTGGACTTCCTGGGGGGCGCTATCTCCGGCGGCGTCATGTCCGGCGGGGCCAGCGTGGGCAACGCGGTATCCACTTACAGAACCGGGCGGGCGCTGAACAACATGAACCTGGAGGAGAGCGACCTGCAGGCCATCATCCAGGAGGGCCTGGACAGCGACCCGTCTACCAGGAGCCACCGGGAGGCGGTGAAGCTCCAGCAGCAGATGCAGCAGGGAAAGACACCCGGAACCTACCAACTGGGAAGCCTGTACCAGGCCAACATCCGCGCCATCGACGCCGAGCAGCAGGGCGAGGAGCTGCTGCAGCGGGCACGCAAGGAGCTGGACGAGCGCGGAAGCGTGCGGAACGGAACCGCCCGGAGCATCCTGGAGAACTTCAACGCGGTCAACACCCTAACCGCCCAGGCGGGACTGAACCTGACGGAAGACATGAGCCAGCAGCAGCGCCGGGAGGCGGTGAAGCAGGCCATCAACAACTTCTCCCCCAGCGCGGAGACCGACGTGGAAACCGGGAGCCACACCGGCGTGCGGACGGAGGGCGTCGTGCTGCCCACCGCCGAAGACCTGGAGAACCAGAACCGGCAGGCGGCGGAGGTGCAGACAGACGCGGCGGTGGACACCACCACCGAGCCGGGGATGCTGCCGACAGCGGAGCAGCTGGAAGTGCAGCAGCGCCTGGAGCGGGCCAGCACAGACCTGGAGCGCAGCGGCATCCAGGCGGGCGTGCGGGAGGAGACCATCCAGGCCGCCCAGCGCCTCTCCGACATCCTGGGCCGGAACATCCGCTTCTACGACGGAAGCACCAGGCAGGACGCATCCAGCGGAGCCAACGGCTATTATGTCCGGGGAGAGGACACCATCTACGTCAACAGCCGGAGCCGGAACCCGGTGGCGCAAATCGTCAGCCATGAGCTGACCCACAGCGTGGAACTGGCCGACACCTACAAAGACCTCTCCGATCTGGTGCTGAACCGCATCCAGCAGACCGGAGGAAACCTGGAGCAGCTGCGGCGGGAGAAGGCGGAGCTGTACGCCAGCAGAGGGGCACGGTTGGCCAGCCAGGAGGAAATTGACCAGGAAATCGTTGCCCAGTACGTGGAGCGGTATCTGCTGACGGACGAGCAGAGCATCCGGGAGCTGACGCAGCAGAACCGGAGCCTGGGCCAGCGCATCCTGGCCTGGTTGAACGAGCTGCTGGCCAAACTGGGCAACGCCAGCGCCCAGGAGCGGGCCTTCCTCACCCAGGCGCGGGATACCTATGCCCGCGCCCTGCAACAGACGCAGACCAGCTTCACCCAGCAGACGCAGCAGGCAGCATCCGATGACAGGCAGAGCACCCAGCAGACCACCGGCCCGCCCATCATGGAGGGCGGCGGGACGGCCCAGGTGCAGGAGCAGCAGGCCCAGCAGACACGGCCAGCCGAGGAGACCCGGCGGGACGCGCCGGAGGCTGCCCAAACGGCCCAGGAGGGGCGGCGGAGGCAGCCGGTGTCCGAGGATGACCCGGAGGCCCAGCGCCGCAGGAGCGAGACCCAGGACGCCCTGGAGGGCCTGCGGGAGGACTATGCCGCCGGACGCATCACGGAAGAGGAGTTTGACGCGGCCATGGACGCCATCATGGAGCAGGAGGGCCTGGCCGGGGAGGAGATGCTGGAGCAGTACAGCATCGACGAAAACTACGAGCGG